TGAATCAATTGCCGCGCTCGGCGATCTATCCGGTGCTGCAACGGCTCGGGAGCTCGTTCACGTTCGGACGCGACGGCCAGATCAAGGTGCCGTCACGGGCGGCGACGCCGAAAATCAACGGCTCGTTCGTCGGTGAAGGTCAGCCGATCCCCGTGCGCAAGGCGGGGCTCACCTCGATCACGCTGACGCCGAAAAAAATGGCGGTCATTTCCACCATGACCAAGGAAATGAGCGAGCACTCGACGCCGTCGATCGAGAGCGTCATCCGCCAGGCGATGAACGAGGACACCGCCGAGGCGATCGACATCGCGTTGATCGACAACGTTGCGGCGGATGCGATCCGGCCGGCCGGACTCTTGAACGGGCTCACGACGCTCACGCCGGCAGCGTCGGGGACGCAATTCGAGAAGATGGTCGCCGACATCAACACGCTGGCGGCGCCGATCACCGCGGCACGGGGCGGGCAATCGCTCACGATGCTGATGAACCCGGCACAAAAGCGCAAAATGTCCTGGGCGGTCGCGCCCAATGGCACGTTCGTGTTCTCAACCGTCGAGAACGGCGTTGTGCGTGATCTCACTGTCGTGGCCTCGACCACGGTGCCGGCGGCGCGCGTGATCATGCTCGATGCGAACGAATTCGCCACCGCGACCGGCGACACGCCGCAGTATGACGTGAGCGACGTGGCGACGATCCACGAGGAAGACACGACACCGCTGCCGATCTCGGCGACGGGCACGCCGAACACGGTGGCGGCGCCGGTGCGTTCGCTCTGGCAAACCGCCTCGATCGGCGTGCGCATGATCCTGCCGATGAATTGGACAATGCGCCGCGCCTCGATGGTCACGTTTATGGACGGCGTGACCTGGTGATGCGTTGAGACGACGAGGGCGCGACCATTCTGGCCGCGCTCTCACAACCCGAAAGGATCCAAGCGATGGTTACAGAACGCGAACGTGAGGCGGCTCGAGCCGGCCAGGTGGTCGGCCAGGCCACTCGCACCGATCAGCGCGCCGATCGACCGGCGCCGACACCGCAGGCGCCGACACCGACACCGTGGAATCCACCGCCCGAACAGATCGCGACACCGCCGACGAGCGAGCCTTACATCGATACATTGCTCGTCAATGTCCAGCTTGGGCCGTGGCGCGGAATGGTGCTGCATTTGCCGAACGCCGACGCCGCGCAGGCAATCGCGGATAAATGGGCGGTGCTGAACGAATCCAAAAACCCGCCTGTTGACGCGAACGCCGCGCTACCGCCACCGCTCACGCCGGCGGAAACGGACGCCGCTATCGCGGCCGCGGAAGCGTATGTTGCTGCACAACAACCGCCGGCCGATCCTCCGACGCGCGGCACGGGCAGCGATGAAAAGCGCGACATGACCGCGGCCGATCGCCGGCCTGGTTATGAGACGCGAGAGACACGCCGGCGATGAGTTGGCGCCACGGCTTGCCGGCGAGCCTGCCCGTCAAGGCGGCGCCCGAGGGCGCATACCGGGACGGGCCTTGGCTCACCACCGACGGCGTGCTGCCGCATGCCTGGGGCCAATACTGGAATTTTTGGCAACTCGGCTATAACCCGATTCCGGCGGGCACCAACGCGATGGTCGAGGCGTGCATCTCGGCCTATGCGCAAACCACCGCAATGTGCCCGTTCGGGCATTGGCTCGAGCTCGACAACGGCGGCCGTGAGCGGGTGAAAACCTCGGCGTTGCATCGCGTGCAGCGCAAGCCCAACGACTATCAGACGCGCTCGGATTTCATCCTCAACCTGGTGCGCTCGCTCTATGCCGACGGCAACGCTTACGCGCTCGGGCTGCGCAATGATCGGTTCGAGATCGACTCGCTGCACCTCATGGATCCGAGCCGCTCGCGCGGCCGCGCGATCGAGGGCGAGGTGTTCTATTCGCTCGCCGGCAATGCCGTGATCGAGTCTCGGCTCGAGGCGCTCGGCCTCGACGATGAGCTCGTCGCGGTGCCGGCGCGCGACGTGCTGCACGTGCGGCTGCACACCAAGCCCGACGATCCGCTGCGCGGCCTGACACCGCTCGAGGCGGCCTATCCGGCGGTGGCGGCGACCAATGCCGCAATGGCGCAATCGCTGCGCTTTTACGCGAACCAGGCGCGGCCGTCCGGCGTGCTGCAGACTGATCTCGCGATGCTGAAACCGCAGGCCGAGGAATTGCGCCAGCGGTGGGAGGAACAGGCCACGGGCCTGGCCGCCGGCAAAACGCCGATCCTAACCCACGGCCTGAAATGGGCGGCGGTCACTGTCTCGCCCAAGGACTCGCAATGGGCCGAGGCGCTCAAGCTCTCCGACGCGCAGATCGCCCAGGTGTTTCGCGTGCCGCTCGCGATCGTCGGCTCGGAGGCGCAACCGATGGGCTCGACCGAAACGCTGATGAATCTTTGGATCGCCTCGGGCCTCGGCTTTGCGCTTAACCAGGTCGAGCTCGCGTTCGATGCCGCGTTTAAGCTCGACGAGACCAACAATGAATATTCCGAGCTCGACTCCGCGGTGTTGCTGCGCTCGGCATTCAAGGATCGGATCGAGGGCCTGGTGCGCGGCGTGCAAGGCGGCGTGTTCGCGGTCAACGAGGCGCGCGCCACCGAAAGCTTGCCGGCCAAGAAAGGCGGCGACGAGCCGCGCGTGCAACAGCAACTCTTGCCGATCTCGGCGGTGCTCGAGCCGCCGGCACCACCGGCACCGCCGGCGCCGGCGAACGACGATGAACCGGACGAGGACGACGACGCCGCCGCGGCCGCCGGCGCCGACGAGAAAATGACGGTGTCGGATTGGAACCGCTATTTCGAGGGGGTCGCATGAACCTCAACGGATCCGCGGCGCTTGCCGAGTCGCTGCGCATTCAACTCGGCAACGTGCGCCGCGATTGGACGGTCGAGGCCGCCACCATGCGCGCCGAGCTCGCGCGCGGCTTGCTCGAGCTCGAGCGAACATGCGCCGCGATGCGCGATCGCGTGCTCGAGCTCAAGGACGGCGCGCCAGGTTTGAACGGAGCCCCTGGCGAACCTGGCAAGCCTGGTGAGCCTGGGCCGGCTGGGCTGTTCGTTCCGCCGCGGCCGTTCAAGGCCGGCGCGATCACCTATCGCGGTGAGCTCGTCTATCACGAGGGCTCGACGTTCGCGGCGCTCGTCGACACGCCGGCGACACCGCCGCACGCCGATTTTCAGCCGATCGCCTATCGCGGCCGCGATGCCTACCCAGGCCGCGCGCGCGGCTTGTGGGATCCGGCATGCAACGATTACCGCGCAATGGACGTGGTGAGCCTCAACGGCTCGGAATGGCGCGCGAACGTCGACAATCCGGGGCCATGTCCGGGCGACGGCTGGATGCTCGGCGCAAAAGGATCCAAGGGCAAGCCTGGCGAGAAAGGTGATCGCGGCGAACCTGGGCCCGTCGGCAATGGATTCGTGCACGTCGAGCGACTCGAGGACTCGCTGGTGTTCACGCGCGCCGACGGCTCGGCGATCACGATCGATATCGGGGCGATGATCGTATGAGCTACATTAAAATAAAAACCAAGGATTACGCCGCGCTGCCGACGGCGCTGTTGCCGAAAGCGAAAGCACAGGCGCGCGTCGATGGCTCGTACGACGACGCGATCATCACCGACATGATCGCGCGCGCGATCGATCTGTTCGAGCGCGAAACCGGCGTGAGCGTATTCGTGACGCAATACGAATGGGCGCCGGACCAGGCGGATTTCTGCAACAACGTCGCAACGATTCCGTTCTCGCCCGTCAACACCATGACCGCCAAGGACGGCGCGAACGTCGACGTGAGCTCGAGCTATTCGTTCACGACGATGAGCCAATTCGGCGTGATGATCTACAAGCTCAACGGCGCTTGGATCGACGGCGTCGTGTTCACGATCGAGAGCGGCTATGCGGCCGCCGCGCTGCCGCCAGGCGTGCTCGACGTGGTGATGCGCGTCACCGCGCACCTCTACGACAACCGCGAGATCCTGGTGCCTGGCACGCAAATGATGGTGCCGGATTTTCTGCGCGTCGCGATGGCAACCTATTGGATGCCGCACGTATGAAAACCGTTGAGATGTTCGAGCGGTTTGACTATCGGGCGAGCCGCGCCATCACCGTGCGGTTCGAGCCTGGTGTGATTTATCTGCGCGTGCTCGAGACCGCCGCTAAACAGATCGAGCGCGCCGGCGCCGGCCGCATTGTTGTGGCGTCATCCTCCCTCCTCACGGATGCGGCCGGCGACACTCTCACCGTGGACGCACGCAATGCCTTCAAGCGGCGCCGGTGATTTCCGACGGCGGTGCTCGTTCGCCAAGCCGAACAGCACGACCGACGAATATGGAAACGTAACGACCGGCTGGCAGACCATGTTCGAGGTGTGGGCCAACATCACGCCGCGGCTCGGCGGCGAGACGGTCGAGGCCGCGCGCTTATCCGGCCGGCAACCCGTGATCATGCGCGTGCGCAAATCGCCGGACACGATCACGATCCGCACCGATTGGATGATCACCGACGTCGGAAGCGGCATCACCTACAACGTGCGCGCCATTTCGGATCCGCACCTCGGCGATCTCGAGCATGGGAAATGGCTCGACATCCTGGCCGAGTCGGGTGTCGCGATCGGCGCCGGCGCCTCGAGCACCGCGCAGGGAGGGCTCGCGTTATGAGGCCGATCGTGATCGCGCTCCTGGCGATCC